CCCTTAGTCCCGAGATGAAACGGATGATTGATCTAGGGGATGCCATAGGTCGTTCTATGGAGAACGCTATGCTCAGTGCCGTAGACGGCACAATGAAGGCTAAGGATGCATTCCGCGTTATGGCGGCTGACATCATAAAAGAGCTATACCGTGTGTTCATTGTCAAAAAGATTACAGGGTTCATCTCTAGCATGATCGCTGATCCAGCTATGTTTGGAGGTTTTGGCAGCGCCACAAATGTTCGCGGCGTTAGCCCGCGCCCCGTTCTGCGTGCTGAAGGTGGTGGCTACACAGGCAACGGTGCGCGGGCAGGCGGCATGGATGGCAAAGGTGGCTTCATGGCTATGCTGCACCCGCGTGAGACAGTTGTAGACCATACCAAAGGCCAAGGCGGCGGCGTAACGGTCGTGCAGAATATCAACGTATCAACAGGCGTACAACAAACTGTACGTACAGAAATCAAGTCACTGATGCCACAGATTGCGGAAAGCGCAAAAGCGGCAGTCGCAGATGCGAAGCGGCGTGGCGGTTCATATGGAAGGGCGTTTGCATAATGGCTATCACTTACCCTTTAACCTTGCCGTCACACACTGGCATTGCGCAGATTGAGTTACGCGCGATCAACGCCGTGGCTTACAGTCAATCACCATTTACTTTTGCGGGTCAGGCACACGCTTACAGTGGTGAAACATGGCAAGCCGATATTACATTGCCGCCAATGAAACGTGCGGATGCGGAACAATGGATTGCGTTTCTGATTAGCTTGCGTGGGCAATACGGCACATTTTACCTTGGCGATCCTAGCGCAACATCACCGCGCGGCACTGTATCGACTAACAGCGATGTGAACGCAGCGACAGGTAGCGCGGGTGATCGTACAGTTTCGCTAACGATTACGAGCGGTGAAACGCTACTTGCTGGTGATTATATCCAGATCGGCACTACGTCCAACCGCACATTGCACAAGGTGCTAGAAGATGTGACGGGTACAGGCGCAGCGCAAGATGTGGAAATCTGGCCAGCCTTACGCGCAAACAAATCTAGCGCGGGTGTGAATATCTTGAACACAACTGGCAAGTTTCGCTTGGCAAGCAATCAGCAAAACTGGTCAATCAATGAGGCCAGCATTTACGGTTTAACATTCGGAGCGTTTGAAGCGATATGAGCAGAACAGTTCCAGCGGCATTACTTACCGCGCTTGATGGCGATGAAATCGAAGTATTCTATGCAGTTGACCTAGACTTTGACAGTGGCAATATGCGTCTGTGGACGGGCTACGGCAATAAAACGATTAACAGCCAAACCTACACTGGCACGGGCGACTTGCTCACCATAGACGGCCTAGAAGAAGTGTCAGACCTATCTGCGCGTGGCACTACGCTAACATTGAATGGTTTGGATAGCACAATCGTGTCTTATGCGCTGACCGAAGAATACCAAGGCCGACTTGTGACAATCTATTGGGGCGTGGGCAGCAACACGGTAGAAATATTCCGTGGCTACATGGATAAGATGACCATCCAAGACGCTGGCGAAACGTCAACGATCAGCTTGACTGTAGAAAGCCGTCTGATTGCCTTGGAGCGGGCCAACGTGCGCAGATATACGCGGGAAAGTCATTCGGCTGTTCGGTTGCGAAAGTGGCTAGATGACGGCAATAGCGGCACACCAGCGGCTGATACATTCTTTGATTGGACAACCCAACTACAAGACAAACAGATTGTCTGGGGGCGTGAAGTGAAAGATGGCGAAGCCTGATTTAGACGCACTTAATGAATACATCCGCGAAGTGCGTGATGTGCCGTTTCAATGGCATGTGAACGATTGCTTTACATTCACCAACAATGCATTCCGCGCTATGTATGGCGAAGGTTGGGCAGATGATTGGCGTGAAAAGTACACCAAGAACGGGCTGTACCTGAAGCGGGATGAATTGCGTAAGGTATTTAAAGCCAACACATTAGAAGAAGCGATTGACCGCAAAATGAAGCGCATCGACTATATTCCACCGAAGGGTGCGCTAGTCACGACTGACAAAGTGCGCAGATGGGTGATAGGTGAAGCGATGGGGATCGCTATAGGCACAAAGGCTATCTTTGTGGGGGAAAAGGGTGTAGTTTCTACGCAGATAGACTTCATCACGAATGCATGGGTTAAGGCATGAAATACAGGCTAGGCGACATCACGGTTAAGCATTGGAATGATTGGGATCGTGTGCCGCGTGATCCGTTTATTATTTTTGGTGGTAATATCTTGGGAGCGGCGACTGCTGGACAAATTTTAGCCACAACAATTATTGTAAACTTCGCCGTCACCGCCGTCACATCATGGGCATTACGCGCGCTTTCGCCCAAACCTGATTTCGGCGCTGTTTCGCGCGGCTTGCTGGCAAACAGCCGTGAAGCAACCGCCCCACATCAGATTGTGTATGGTGAAGTGCGCAAGGGTGGCACAGTAACCTTTATTGAAAGCACTGGCACAACCAACCAATACTTGCACCAGATTATTGTTCTTGCTGGCCATGAATTGAACGATATTGGCGACATTTACATTAACGAAAACAAATATGAAGTTAATGGTAGTGGTTATGTCACAGATCAAAGGTACGATGAGGAAACAGAAGCCTATGTAACTGACAATAAATGGGGATACGACAGCGGAACATCTACTTCCAAAATCCGCATAAAGAAACATACAGGCGCAGACAATCAGACGGCAGACAGTGATCTAGTTGGCGAAACATCCGTTACATCCGACTTCAAAGGCGAAGGCATCGCGTATCTTTATGTGCGCATGGAGTATGACCAAAACGTATTCGCTGAAGGTATCCCGCTATTCACGGCTAAAGTGCAGGGCAAAAAGGTATATGATCCGCGTACATCGACAACTGGATATTCTGCGAATGCAGCGTTGTGCATACGCGACTACCTTGTCTCCACTTACGGCCTAGATAATGATGGCGATACTAACGACACATCATTTCAAGCTGCCGCCAACACATGTGATGAAAGTGTCACACTAGATGATGCATCAACTGAAAACCGATATGAAATCAACGGCGTTATTAGCTTAGACCAAACCCCGTCTGACATTCTTGGCGACATGATGACGGCTTGCGCTGGCACATTGTTCTGGGGTCAGGGTGAATGGCATCTAAAGGTTGGCGAATATACGTCATCAGTTAAAACATTCACGCTAGACGATCTGCGTGGGCCTATCACGTTAGACACGAAGCATAGCCGCCGCGACAACTTTAACATTGTACGCGGTACATTTACGGACGCAGCGCAAAGCTACATCCGCGCTGACTACCCCGAAATACGTTCATCCACATTTATCAGTCACGATAATGATATTGAAAGTGCGCTTGACTTAGCACTGCCGTTCACAACTTCATCAGCGATGGCGCAGCGTTTGGCCAAGATGACGCTATTCCGTGGACGGGAGCAGATGACGTTTACCGCTGACTTTGGCCTAGAAGCGTTTGAAGTAGAGTGCGGCGACATTATAGCTTTGACGATTGACCGTTATGGCTGGTCGGCAAAAGAGTTTGAAGTGGTCGGCTGGAAGTTCCGCAATGATGGTGATGCGGGCGACTTGCGCGTTGCGCTTACTTTGCGTGAAACATCATCTGCCGCGTTTAGCTGGTCGGCTGAAGAAGCCGATATAACTGCAAACAATAGCACACTACCAAGTGCAACAAATAACATAGAACCATCATCTCTTACCGTTACAGATACAGGCGTTGTTCAAACTGACGGTACATTTGTTGCACAGATTAAGGTTTCGTGGACATCTGGCACAAACAAGTTCCTTGACCACCATGAAGTGCAGTGGAAACTGACTAGCGCGTCAGATTATTCATCCGCGCAGATCGATGCTGGTGAAAATTCAATAATACTTGGCCCATTTGAGGCTGGTGAGCAATATAATATTCGCGTGCGCGGGGTGTTGAGTACGGGCCGCAAGAGTGCATTTGTAAATGCTGGCGCACATACTGTTGGTGGGGATACTATAGCCCCCTCACCTATATCTGGATTGAGCGCAACGGGCGGCATTGAAAGCGTCACACTGGATTGGACTGCGCCAACCACACAAGTCGGCGGCGGTACGCTCTATGACCTAAAAGGATACAATGTTTACCGCAACACCAGCAATAGCCAGCCAGCATCCCCAGTAGCCTTTGTGTCGGCTGATAAGTACGTTGATGGGGCATTAGCGGCCACCACAACTTATTATTATTGGATCACCGCGTTAGATCATACTGACAATGAAAGCACTGCCGTAGCCAGCGGTTCTGTTGTTACATCTGCCCCACCGCAAGATGGCGCAGACGGTGCAGATGGTGCAGATGGGATTAATGGCACAAATGGCGCAGATGGGGCTGATGGTGCGACAGGCGACACAGTTGTCAC